AATAATCAGTATTCATCTGCCATATATCAAAGCGTACCAGCATTTCAACTATCCATTTATCCATATCGGCTAATGTTTGTCCCAAGGCATCCGCCCACTGGTCACTAGTCATTGAAAAGGATTCCTCCAAAACTTTCATTCCTTCTTTAGCAGGCTCAATATATTCTTTTTGATACCATCCAATAAATGAAGAAAGAATCCTTTTCCATAATTCAACAGATTCATTTAACCTACCACCAAAATCCTCGAAATATCCCTTAATAGCAGAGAAAGCATTACTAAAGGCATCAGCCCATGCCTGTATGCCATCTTTAAAATTATTGATTACATTTAGCACTGCCGCAACAGATAAAATTATTCCTGATATGATAAGCATTACAGCTCCATGGGCTGCGATGAAAGAAACTACTAGAGCACCAACTGCTACTCCAATAACAACGAGTACCCCTACGATAATCTCTTTGTGCTTGATGATGAATTTTATCGATTTAAGTACTTTTGTTGCGGCATTCTCAAATGTTTTTCCCCAACTACTTATAGTACTTTCATTTTCTTCCATCCACTTAGACATTTCTTTAATTGAACCAGTAATGTCATCAATTACAACCTTTAAAGCGGGGTCGAACGCTTTCCCAATCTGGGCTACAAAGTCTGGAATGATACGACCCGTTAAAGACCTATACCTTTTACTGACCGAACCCATAGCGGCATCATAAGTCCCCATCACCTTCTCGCCTGCTCCTAAAATTGCATTCAAGAAAGCTTGCCTCTTTTCCAACTCTGTTAACTCCCCTGCCGCTCTCCCAGTAGTCTCTGTATAATCTTTGTAAATCTGGTCCAATCCTTTTACAATTCCAAATTGCTTTAGCAACATTGGACGTTGCATGACTATCGCTCGGGTCAATGTTTCTGTGGCCTCCGACGAATCCAACCCCGCGATAACGGCTAAATCTTTTGCGGCATTCGCAAGTTTTGTGGCATCGGTTAACTCGAGTTGGCTCTGTATAAAAAGAGAGGTAATTTGAATCGCTTTCGCATGAGCAATATTCATACCCCTCAAAGATTTTACTGATTCATTTGCAGCTTCTGTAGAAATATTGTTTGCTTTTGCAATAGCATGAAGGGCAAAACCAAGTTCCTCTATTCGTGCAGCACTCATTCCTGCTTTGACTGCTAGTGCAGCAAGGCCTACCCCAGCAACCAAGGCTATTTTCCCAAGATTCCTGAAATCAGCCCCTACATTGCTTGCACTTCTCCCCAAGGCATTTAAAGAACCTTGAAATCCTTTCAATACCCTAGAAGCATTATCTTTTGCATCTATTATTACTTGTACTCTTGATGTTGCTGGCATTTAATTAAATTCTATCATTTAGTCACTAATACTTCAAAATTTTCCCTTCCTCCTAGCAGCCTTGATTCTGGCCTGCTCTATTGACGCCTCTATATTCATAATTTCGGTATTGGTTATAAAAACATCAAACGGCTCATTCAAGAATTCTTTGTAAGATAAATGGAACAATGCCCTATATCTGAAGTCCTGTATCTTTCCGACGGCTTCTAATATCTTGCCCCTTGGAGTCTTTATTGGCCCTTTTGCCGCTAATACATCCCTTAAGGCTTCGGTGTCTCTCCCGCCAGGCCTTGGGATAAAAAATCTATCGCTCTAGAAATGACTTCAACAGGCAATTCTTCTAAGTCCTGTGTCTTGATGTCAACTTTCTCTCCTTTTTCGTCAACACCTGAACCTGAAATGAATTTCTCTTGAAGTAACTCTAGCATTGCTGCAATACCACTCTCAATAGACTTAGCGTCATCTTCGTTTATTGAAATTAACTTAGGAAGCTTTTCTTTTATATCTCGGATAGTGAAGGCATTGAAGACTATATACGCACCCTTTTCCTTCCACTCCTTGCCTAGGAAGCTCAAAGAAAACTTTTTCTTCAGTAAAAACTTACTCATATAATTACATTACATTCTCAATTAATACTATAACTTTAATCTGAGTTGTCAAGCGGAATCGGCTTATGAGCTAGGGCTCGCTGATGGGCTTTCAGATGCACTTGGGCTCAAAGATGCGCTAGGGCTAATAGATGGGCTCTCACTTGGACTCTCAGATGGGCTAGCTGATGGGCTCTCGCTTGGGGAAGCAGAAACGCCTGTTGGGGTCGCAGTACTGTAATCGTCAACTCCATTGGTAAGCTCGCAGAGGTGGATGATGTCCTGGCCGTTAGCCACGTCTCGGCTGGCCTTGAAGGAAAAGGTCTGCGTAACAATCTCGTCCAGGCTGTAGTCTGGCTCCCAGTCAAAAAAGTCAACCCTTGGCAGTTGAATCTTCAGGGACGGGTTGGTGCTCCCAGGCGCAATCTCCGCATCGGTATTGATGAAGCGAATCTCGATTGCCTTGTGGTTGCCATCCTTCATAAAGTTCTTGTAGGTCTCGGAATCATAGCTAAGGGTGACCGACCCCTCCACCGAGAGCTGTCGGTTCAAGATGTCCTCTGGCTCCGCAGTCCCGAGGACGTCGTCGAGGGCGACGTTCTTGGAAATGGTCAAGGTCAGGGACTTGATGGATATCGCAGACCCAGGAAGACCAGCGATATTATCAGCAATACTAAACCTAAGATGCTTCTTAGTGAACTTGTATTCAGGAACTGCCGCGGGAACAGTGTTACTAGAAGTATTACCTTTCTTGCTCATGAAGGATGCCGAGAACCTGACCACCTCGTCCAACTCGGATGTTATCTCCAGGCTGTCAAGCATCGTCAGCGGGTAGCTCTCACCTATATTCTCATCCACTACTGTCAAACAAAGAGACTGGTGCTGATTGCTTTGGCTAATTGTGAACGGGTGGGTATAAGAGGAATCGACCGCCGAGGGAGCGGAATAGCTCCCAAGCATCGCGTAAAGGAGGAGCCCGAAGCTCTTGCTCCTAATCTCACCTTCCAAGTCTCCTTGCCCATACTTTGTAGTTACGAACGCCTCTTCTGAATCGGCCAGCTTCCCAAGCCCGCCAATAGATCGAGCCTTGATGACTTTGTCATCAAATGAAAATGAAGCCTGTGGAATACGGAAGGTAGGAGAAGCGCCAGCGCCCCTTGTGGATTCCCTGGCAATGCCAATATCGAGTAGTCTACCAATAAATTTAGTCATCTTTTATAAATTATGGACTCACAGAACCTCTGTGTCAAGTAAATCAGGGCTGAATATCTACCGATACTCTAACCCTAATAGATATCTGAGTCATTATTAATTCCTCTCCTACCACCTCTCCCCAAGCCGAAGGGGTCGCCCATATGTTTATAAACTGGTAGCGTGAAGGTAAATTTATTCCAACTGTTCTTGAAGAAGCTCCTTTTTGGTCTTCTTGGTCGAATAAATCAAGAACTTCATCTACTACTTCCTCCATCGCCTTGATGGCATTTTCTATCCCCCCATGCTTAGTCTCAAAAAATATACGCACAAAGAAAGCATAAGTCCTTACATTCTCTTTTGTGGTCTCGTAATCAGCCTCATTGTCTGAGGGAATAATATGGGCGGCAGGATAACCACCAAACTTAATTTTTGGAGAATTAGAGACCTCTTGGATTTTATCCAATGTCTCCAAGAGAGTTCCTATCTGTGGCCGTAATACCTTAAAGCTCATTTTATTTTCCTTTGTATCTCAATCTCTAAATCTTTCGCTATTCTCGTATCAAAACCCTTCTCGGCAGCTTTTGCCCCCCAAAACATAAATGGTCTCCCCCTCATGTATCTAGTCCCCTCATGCACATAGAATTCGTATGCTGTATGTGGCTGGATGATAGCACCAAAAGGCCTTAAGTCTACCCCTATGCTCGCCCTCAACCTTCCTGTATCAACTGGTGTTACCTGTTTAGATTCCCTTTCAATAAGAAAGGCGAGTTCTTTTACTTTCTTTTGCAAGAAGTTATTAACATTAATATTCCCGAACTTCTTGGCCACCTTTGCCAGCGGTGGTTTAAATGTTATCCTTATTTCACTCCTGAGATTCATTCGTTTTGTTCCTCCAATATTGCTTCCAGATGCACGTTTGTCCCAAAGCCATAGTCCTTCTTCACTACCTCCCTCACTACATAGACGTTCCCATCTTCGTCGGTAATCCTGTCATGCTCCTGTATGTCCGTGTCCACATCAAACCAGGCCTTCCATGCCTTCTCTTCGACGATGCCTAAGACCTGCCTCGCCGTGTCGTCGAGTGCCTGAATATGCCCATCGACCGTCGCAGTCGATTGGAACGTCTTCTTGTATCCACTAATCACCTTGAGTCGCTGAACGACTACCTCTTTGTCAAAAAAACGTCGAATTGTCATATCTGCAATGGAGTGATTACTCCAAAGGTGTCCTCTCGTACATGCTTATCTAAAAGACTTTTAATCTCATCATTCTCCATCAAAAGCTTAGAGTACACCACTTTATAATCGCCGATTGATTCCGATATTATTCCGATTCCTCCCTTTCTTCTTCCCCAAAGCGACTCCATAAGCATCCATGCAGCCAGCTCGATGCTTGCACCTTTTGTGTCGCTAAGGAATGTAGCGGAATTGTCATAGTCAAAGCCTGCAGTGTACGAGGCCCGGAAGCCGTTCCTCGTCCTTGAGAACTCCCAGCCCCCTGCCGCATGGATTATCCCCGATTCGTCATCGACATGGTAATATTCCGCATTTACCGTTTCCCACCTGTCCTCGTTCAAGGCACTGGTTCTCCTGGCTAAAACAAAGCTTTCGCCAGAAATAATGGGGTAATTCTTTAGAAGCAGAACCTGGCCCTCTTCTGTAGGATACTCCTCCTCGGCATAAACCGTCTTTTGAACCCTGAAACCCAAGTAGTCCTCTACGAAGCCAGTAACCGCATTGATAAGGTCTTCAGCGAGAGTCAATTTCGAACCAGTAGGAGTAGTTATGCCTGCATATGAAGCGAACCTAGCGACTGTGGTGAGTGCGTGACTTAATAATGACATACATATATCTTACTTTAAAAAGACTTTCTTTTGTAGTGTCTCTTGCCAACCCTCATCTGCCGATCTTTATAAGATGAGCTTTTCTTTTTCAGGGGTATCTTCTTGGGCGGAACAATTTGTGACTTTTCTTCAAGCAACTCTGCTTCTCCCACACGAATCAGGCTCTCAGCCCTCTCCTGGGGTAAATCTCTCGTCTTCCCTGATTTCATCATCCTTATTTTCATATTCGAGTCAAGACAGGAAAGCTCCTGTCCTCACTCAAAAGGCCGATATGGTTTCGGCTAAGCTTATGTGTTCACCTAGCGTTTCCACTCTCGCCGTACAGCACGCTGTCGGCCTCCTCAACGTTAATGTCAATCTACCTCAGGATTATATTCCTGTCAGCTTCGCAAATGGTGTAGTCATTACTGCCTGACCGTCAACACGCTCAACGGCTTTGATTTCCATGGCGTTTCTCCTCCATGCATCTCCACCTTCGGTTGTGGTCCTTACGGACAGTGTCTGCCTGTCACCAATTATGTAGAAACTCCAGTCTGCGAAATAAAGTTCGGACTGCAAAAGATCATTCTGCTCGTAGAAAGGATACCCATAAATTGTGTCTGGCAACTTATAAGTCTCTCCAGAACCAGAACCTACGTTTCCACCTCTAGAGTCTCTCCAGATGTACTGATTGTTGTTGTCCTTAAGTGTCCTCAAGAGCCTCTTGACATACCTGTTTCCGACGAACGCCGCCTTAGGAGACTGTGATACCCTCTGCGGTACCAAGTCAATAAGGGCTATTATGTCGTCAAAAGATATTGTCGCTCCTGCGATTGCCTGATTGGAAATCGTATAAGAATTAATTCCCGCAGGCTGTCCCGTACCTGAACCGGTAAAGAACGCCTTGTCTTCAGCCATCCCGATTGCCTCAGCAAACAGCTCAATGATGAACTGAACGAGGTTGATGTTAGCATCCGCCAACAACTGGTCTGATACAGGAATCAAACACACCAAGTCATTTGGAGACAATTCTATCTGGTCGAATTCCGCCGATGTCGTCGACTTGGAAGCGTATTCCGCTGTCCAGTAAGCGACCGGCCTTGCACTCAAGCTGTTGATTTTAAGGCTATTGGAAGACATTGGAAGTATCCTGGCAATCTTCCTCATGATTGTTATATCAGGAAGAATCCTAAATACCTCGGCACGAAGTTCCTCAGGAACTAGGTATCCACCCTCGGTGGTTGTACCTTCAACCAAAGCTCTCAACACTTGCTTAGATGCTGGATCCACATTGGAGAAAACAAGAGACTTGAAGAAAGTAACTATCTTCTCCTCCTTACTTAGCGAAGCTAAATCAGAAGGGTAACTTATTTCTTTAAGCCCTCCCCAATCCGTGAAGATTTTACTTTTGACATCATTAGTCAAGTCAGTTTCAACCTTCTTATCGTAGCCCTTGTTCTCTGCAACAATCCCCGCAAATTTCTCTGCGATTCTGTCAGCAAGGTTTGCTACGACTTCCGTATCTGTGCTTTTGACTTTCTTGGAAATTTTCTTTTCCTCCTTTTCTTTTTCAGACTCGATTGGTTTAACACCATCCGCCTTTAGTCCATACTCTTCTAAGAGTTTCTTTAGATCTTTTTCTAAATTTTTCTTTTTCATAAATTTGGTTTATTTCTCGGTCTATCAGTCCCGCGCTCAGGATTTACCGACTTACCGTAGTAGTCGGATTTAACCTTTTTTTTCACCTCCATTCGGTGAGTCTACTTTGTAACCTGATAGTGCCATATCTAGTAGCTCCAAAGCACCCCTAATTTGCTTCGGAGTATAACCTTTCGTAATTTTAATTTCTTTTGTTTTTATCTTCTTCACTTCTTTTTGCTCCTTCAGAACTTTCTTGATAAGCCTTATCATGTACTTGTCTTCCCTGTCGAGTATCAAGGCGTGTATCTCCTCACCAAAGCCTTTCAAAACTTGGTCTTCAACCGCTTTGAAGCTAGGTACGTCTTTATCGAACTGCTTGTAGTGTTTCTTCAAATGGTTGTAGATACCTTTCCTGTCGGAGTCGGGGATCTTTATTCCACCCCTGGCACCTAGAAGGGTTGCCATGGCCGCTGCCACTCCCCTCCAGACCGTCTTGTGGCCATCTGCCTTGTGGTGAGGCAACTTATATGAACTCTTGGCATCAGGCTTTTCACTATCAAACCAAGTACACATTAACTTCAGATCCGAAACCTCCGCCCTTGCTATTTCGCCAGGGCCGTCCCAGCCAGCACTCTCAGGTAAGGTTCCCATGTCCTTGAATGGCAATACCCCTTTGTTTTCTATTTCCTTCTCCTTTTCCTTACCTGTTGCTGGTTCAAAACTTCCCTTGTGAGACTTACAATGACTCCTCGCACTTGCAGTAGCCCAGGTAGATTTAGCATACCTATATGCCTGTTCGGTCATTGTAGTCTTCCCTTTAAGTCTACCCATGATTATCGAATACTCCTTACCATCGTGCTTTCTCTTTGTCCTCCTGAAGCTACCTGCCTTGAAGTCAGCAGGATTACGCAGACGGCAAGAATGCTCGTTTGGAAAAGGCTTAATGTCTGTCACAAGATCTCCTTCTTCCTTTTCCTTAATCTTAACCTTTTTAACCTTTTTGACTTTTTTGATTTTCTTAATCTTTTTGACCTTCTTTTTTTCTTCCTTTTCAACTTCATCCTCCTCAGCAGGGTACAAGTCTTCCAATTTAACAGGATTGAAACGAGGGTCATCCATCTCTTTTAATGCAACTACTGCCTCTGGGTTCGCAGGCACAGGCACAAATGAAAGCTCAAGCAATTCCTGTTTCGTATATCTCCTCCCACCAAAAGGGTCGTCTTCACTTAACTCTTCCCATTCAATAGGCTTAAATCCAACAGATACTGTATTAATGAAGCCATCCTTTATCTTCCTGAGTATTTCCTTAGCGAAATTGTCTTGAAGGTCAAACTTAACCTTAAACATTAGCTTTGCCGTCTTCTCACCTTTGTCCTCGATCCAGACACGAAGAGCCTTGCCAATAGGAGGCCTATCCTCTTTCCTATTATGTCCCCAAAGGATGACTGGGTTTGTTTTTTTGTAATACTTCAAATCCCATCCAGCCTGGGTAATAATGTCACCCATCCTATCCAATACATTCGTGGAGCCAACTACAGCCTCTAATATACCTTCCTCTGCTTTTATGCCTGCCTTGAGGACTTCCGCTTTGGTATGGAGCATTTTTTTAGCCATATGTTTCTAAATTATGGACTCACAATTTTACAATGTCAAGTTATTCGACCTCGAGCAATTCGATTACCAGCTCTGCGAGGTAATTTTCGCCTGGCGTAATATAGTCTATAGAAACTAGCTTCACTAGGACATTGGTCGACAGAATGGTCAGGTTTTCCTCGCTTATGGCGAAAGTTACCGCTGTGTCTTTGTCAATTATGGTAAGGATGCGCGAGACATTGTAGGCAGATAGTGTATCCCACCCCAAGATATATCTTTCCTTCCTATGGGACATATCCCTCCCCTCTTTCCCGTCAATCGTACGAACATCGCGGGAAATAGAGATAAACTCTCTACTGAAAGACTTTGGCCTCGGCAGGCTTTGGCTGTCCAATATGTAGGCGTTGTAAACAGGAGGAGAAGGGGATGGCGACACAGAAGGCGAGACACTGGCTGAAGGGCTAATGCTGGGCGATTCCGATGGGCTCTCGGAGGGCGATACACTTGGTGATTCACTTGGTGACGCTGACGGCGACTCACTCGGGGATACACTAGGGCTCTCTGATGGGCTTGCGGATGGACTCTCACTTGGGCTAGCCGAAGGGCTTCCCGAAGGTGATGCAGAAGCACTGGGACTAAGGGATGGCGATTCCGATGGTGACTCACTTGGACTCTCAGACGGACTAATACTTGGCGATTCAGACGCTGATGGACTCAAACTAGGAGATGCACTGGCATAACTAAAATAGACCGTAATACGGATATGGTCAACACTCCAATCATGTCCCACAGAAGTCCAAATCCACAAAGCCACGCCAAACCCAGCATCATTTATATCTTCGACTGTCCACGTATCCCCCCATAAATCGGAAGAAGAACCATGTGAGCGATAAAGAAGAGTACTACTTACTGTTATGTCATGCTCATATGTGGCAGTAAAAACTCCATCTTTAACCAACTCTATCTCCGCATTTGTAGTTCCAACCCCATCACGTTTTATTTGCACCTCAGCTAAAATACCACTTATAGTTGCACCCGCAGGAATAGAAAACCCAAAATTAGTTGCTTTCAAAGCGTGGCTTCTAACATTATCTCCTAATGTAACTGTGGCAAATGTATCATCACTTACCTTTACATTATCGGGGTTAGTCCATGCCACAGTTCCATTTGGAGTATTATCATCTACTACTGTTCCTGGGGAAAGCGGGCCTTCAAACCCAGCACCTGGGGAAGGCGAGACACTAGGTGAAATACTTGGTGATTCCGATGCACTTGGAGAAAGACTTAGTGACTCCGATGGGCTTTCGCTTAGAGAAGCAGACAGACTAGCCGATGCCGACGGAGAAAGACTTGGACTCCCCGATGGAGACTCAGATGCACTCGGTGACAGGCTGGGCGATTCCGATGGTGATTCGGAAGGACTAGCTGATGGGCTTTCGCTAGGTGAAGCTGAGGAACTTTCGCTTGGGGAAGCCGATGGAGACACACTTGCTGAAGGACTAATTGATGCAGAAGGACTTAAGGACGGTGATGGACTAACTTCTGTGTAATAAACAGTAATGCGAATGTGGTCAACAAGAGAACTCCTATCAGATTCATTATTTTGAACAAGTTTTGTTTGTAGCACGACTCCAAAAGTACTCGAATTTATATCACTTGCTGATAAAGTTAATCCCCACAAATTACCGCTTGAGCCATAAGATGCATAAGTAAGAACATCGGGCCACTCTGTTTCTGTAGCCGCTTTATCGTCTCCACTAACTACATCAGACTTTACCAGACGAACAATGTTGTCTTTAACAAATGTGATATTTTTATATCTCTTTATCTCTACAACTACCCCATCAATAATAGCTCCGCTTGGAATAGAAAAACCAAAATTAGTAGCTTTAAGATAGTAGCTATACCACGTACCAACACCGTCTCCACTGGCAATTGAGGAATTACCATCCTCTATCTTTGCATTGTCTGGAAGCGACCACCATCGAGTACCAACGGCACTATCACTTACCACTGTCCCTGGTGAATTCCAACCTTCACTTGCCATATTATTTTGCCTCCCAATAAACCTTTTGTGTCATTGAAATATAATTCATAAACCTCTCCACATTCTATCAGCTAATACTCATCGAGTATATCCTCCTTCGGCTTGTAGAGTACTGTTGCATCTTCCTTGTCGTAGATAGGGCTATATTTTTTCCCTCCCAAAATACTCACCTTCTTGGGGTCGTACAGCCCGGCAATCTCCTTCCTCTTTAGCGGGGCTTCTGGGGATGGGCTAGGCGAGACACTGGCAGATGGACTAATACTAGGCGACTCGGATGGAGACGCGCTTGGCGAGACGCTTGGTGATTCCGATGGGCTCTCACTAGGTGAAGCCGAAGCACTTGGGCTAATTGACGGACTTTCAGATGGACTAACCGAGGGACTCACACTAGGTGACTCGGAAGCTGAAGGACTAATACTAGGACTTTTACTAGGCGATTCCGAAACCGATTCACTCGGACTGGCACTAGGTGATTCTGATGGTGATTCACTAGGACTAGCGGATGGACTTTCCGAAGCACTAGGGGAAACTGATGGGCTTTCCGAAGGCGATATACTTGGACTCTCAGAAGGTGAAACACTAGGGCTCTCAGAAACACTAGGTGAAATCGAAGGCGACTCTGAAAGAGACGCGCTCGGAGACTCCGACGCCGAAGGTGAAAGACTTAGCGACTCACTTGGAGATGCAGACGGACTTTCTGACGGACTTACACTAGGCGACTCCGATACCGAAGGACTCAAGGACAGAGATTCGCTAGGACTCTCACTAGGACTAGCACTCGGTGACTCCGATGGTGATTCCGATACTGACGGCGAAAGCGAGGGCGATTCACTAGGGCTCATAGACGGTGATTCTGATGGGGAAGCACTTGGGGACACCGAGACACTAGGACTCAGAGACGGTGACTCCGATGGACTTGCTGATGGGGAGGCACTCGGCGATTCGCTGGGGCTCTCCGAAGCCGAAGGTGACAAGCTGGGACTCTTACTCGGTGAGGTACTTGGACTCTCGGATGCAGATGGTGATAATGATGGGCTCGCACTCGGGGAGGCCGATGGCGATTCACTAGCCGATGGGCTGGTACTCGGGCTCTCTGATGGAGACTCACTAGGGCTTGCTGAGGGGCTTATGCTTGGCGACTTAGATGCCGAAGGAGAAATACTCGGGCTCTCACTAGGCGACTCTGAAGGCGACACCGATGGGCTGACACTTGGACTCTCAGAGACCGAAGGGCTTATAGACGGGGATTCCGATGGGGACTCAGATGGCGATTCACTGGGAGATATTGATGGAGATTCAGAAGCGCTAGGTGATAGACTAGGTGATTCTGATGGACTCTCACTAGGCGATTCGCTAGGTGATATCGAAGGACTTTCACTGGCAGAAGGAGAAACACTAGGAGACTCACTAGGTGATTCGCTAGGACTTGCCGATGGGCTTACCGATGGTGACTCGGAAGCACTAGGGCTAATAGAAGGAGATTCCGACGGACTCTCAGATGGCGACTCACTAGGCGACTCCGATGGAGACTCGGACGCAGAGGGTGAGACCGAGGGTGATTCGCTAGGAGATTTGCTTGGCGACTCCGACGGCGATACTGATGGCGATTCTGATGCAGATGGACTTATAGATGGTGACTCTGATGGGCTAACACTAGGACTTTCGCTTGGCGATACTGATGGTGATGCCGATGGACTAGCACTCGGTGAGGCAGAAGGTGACTCCGAGGCAGAAGGACTTAAACTAGGTGATTCTGAAGGTGACTCACTAGGCGATGCACTTGGGCTTTCCGATGGCGATTCAGAAGCACTAGGTGACAGGCTTGGTGACTCACTTGGTGACTCACTTGGACTCTCGGATGGACTTACAGAGGGCGATTCACTGACACTTGGGCTTAGTGATGGCGACTCTGAGGGGGATTCGCTAGGTGACGCACTTGGACTTGCCGAAGGGCTTACCGATGCAGAAGGACTAAGAGAAAGAGATTCACTTGGGCTTTCTGAAGGACTCACAGAGGGCGAAGCACTTGGGGACACCGAGACACTAGGACTCAAAGAAGGCGACTCCGATGGACTTGCAGATAGACTAATAGAAGGACTTTCACTAGGTGATTCAGATGCAGATGGTGACAAACTGGGCGATTCACTTGGAGAAATCGAGGGACTAGCACTCGGACTTTCTGATGGACTCTCCGAAGCCGATGGGCTTAAGCTCGGACTTTCACTAGGAGAGGCTGAAGGCGATACCGAAGGTGAGACACTCGGCGACTCCGATGCAGAAGGACTCAATGATGGACTCTCTGAGGGAGATGCACTAGGAGACTCCGATGGAGAGATTGATGGAGATTCACTAGCACTCGGACTCAAGCTCGGAGACTCACTTGGAGAAGCAGAAGGAGATTCTGATGGGCTTACGCTTGGTGATTCACTTGCACTCGGCGACAAAGAAGGACTCTCAGATGGCGACGCCGAAGGCGATTCTGAGGGAGAAACAGATGGCGATTCGCTAGCCGATGGGCTGAGGGATGGCGACTCCGATGGAGATTCTGATGGCGACTCACTAGGA